AATGGTAACTTCCCAAGTATAGAAATGTTAGCAAACGAAACAATGACCCTTTCTGATGGTAGTTCAGGTACTTTTGAACAACTTCTTAATCAAGGTAAAATAGCATTACAAACTAAAACAGGTACAACTGATCCGTTTATGAGAAATGGAACTATAACTCCAACTGGAGATGTGTTTAATATACCTATGGCAGATGTTTGGAGATCTTATGAGTCACAGGAAAGGGCTTATAAAAAGTATATAGAACATGGAGGGTCACCTACTTCACCTCCAGGAACCTCGTTCCATGAAGCAGGTCAGGCGTTTGATATATCTCAATCAGATAATGATTATGGTATTTATATAGTAGATCTTACTCAAGGAGAAGGTGGTGGAACGATGGGTAATAACAACTTTAAACCTACTAGTTTCTTCGGAACGACTGTTGATCAAAATGCTATACAGTTAGATGATGTTATATATAATGGTACTAGACCGTGGAACGGTATGGATAATGAGATTCAAAAATTAGTTACACAAAGATTAATAGATCTGAATAAGAGAGATGGTTACTCATTAGCGCAACTATCAGCATCTAATCCGGACAAGAATGAGTGGTGGCATTTCTCAATAGGTGAAATGACTCAATACAGAGACCCACTTATGCCAGGAAATAAATATGGAACTTATAAATACGTAAGATAATATGAGCGATAATAATTCATTACAAAATCTGCTGGACAATAGCTCAACAGAACCTTTAAAGCTGAATCCGGTTACTAATTTACCTATGAAACCTTCAGAGCAGAAGCCTACACCTATTAAAGGAGCTAATTCTATTAAGGATTTAGTGGATTATACATATATGGATCCTGCTAGAGATGAGTCTTATTTTAGTAACCCGGTTAATCCAGATGACCCTTACGATATGAAGAGAGTTGATTGGCCTGTACATGATAGAAGTCAGATTGATTCTATGAGAAATGCAAGACAATCACATGGTGATAGATTGTTAGGATGGGTTAATCAATCTGTAGCAGAAATTGGGGGTGGTACTATTTGGGGAATAGGCGCACTATTAGATCTAGCTGCTGGTAATGCAGAAAATGATTATGAAAATTATATAACTAAATTCGGTAAAGGTTGGATAGATTGGTCAAAAGATGTTACACCTATATTTTTAGCAAATCCTGGAAAAGGTTGGGATACTAGTGACCCCGCATGGTGGGCTTCTAATGCAGTATCATTAGTATCTACATTATCTTTACTTATACCCGCAGCAGGAACAGTAAGACTTGCAGGTTTTGCTGGAAGAGCTATGTCTATGGGGGGAAGGTTAATGAGAGTCTCAGGTAAAGCTAGTAAGTTAGGAACGAAAAGTTTAAGATATCAGCTGGGTAATGTACTAGCTAAAACTACTAGACTTGGTGGAAAGAGAGGTCAGGCTTTAGGAAAGATGACATTAGGGGGTATGAGTATGAGGTATATGGAAAACTACAGAGAAGCAGGTGAAACATTTGTAACATCATATGATAAAAATTTAGAGTTTTTGACAGATGATACTGCTTGGGAAAATTTTTTAGAGAGTGCAGATGGTAAAAAGTTTTTAGAGGAAAACCCGGACTTTAAGTTAACTGATCCATATATAAGAGAAGAGGCTGCAAAATATATTGCTGGGCATGCTGCTCATAAATCTTTTAATATGAACTGGGCTAATGCAGCGTTTGATATACTTCAATATGGATTAGTATTTGGACATCTAGGTAGATTAGCAAAAGGTACAAGAGGTTCTGTTTTAATGGGTCATAGTAATAAAGTAAGACAAGCACAAAATGCTATGCTTAAAAACCCTAAGTTACCAAGAACTAGATTGGGTAGAATATGGCAAAACTATGGTAAGACACCAACTAAATGGGGAGCTTGGGCTTATTCTGAAGGTATAGAAGAACAGATAAACTGGATCTCTATGCAAGAAGGTATTAGACATGGGGATGTTATGGCTGGTAATGTGGGTCCTAGTAATCCTGATTGGTATAGTAAAGGAATGGGACGACCGGATTTTTCTCTTTGGCCGAGTATGTTTTTAGGACCTGAAAACAGAAAGACTGCATATTCACAAGAAGGATCGTATTGGGCTTCTACATTATTTGGAGCTATGGGTGGTGGTGGATTTACTATGCTTGGGGGTTTAGTAAATAGAAAAACTAATAAAGCACGACAACAAAGACAGATTGAAGAGATTGGTAAAAGACAGGAGTTTATAATAAATGCTTTAAATAAAAGAAATGAAGCTCATGAAAAGGGAGATGTAGAAGGTGTTAAGCTACAAAATAAATTACTAGCAGTAAATTTAGGATTAAATGCATCCCAAGCTGGTAATGTAGATTTATTATTAGAGCAAATTAATGATGAAAATTTTGATCAACTTCTTTTAGATAATGGTGTTAGTAAAGATGACCTAGATAGTACTAAAAGAGCAGTAATTGAAGACATTAAACAGGCTGAAAAACGCTATAGAAACTATAGTAATAGAATATTTGGTAATGAATATGGTGCTGGAGCAGCAAGAGCTGTTACAGAATTAGAGATGGCTATGGATATGTATTCTGAGCTAATGGAAGATATTGATAATAGAATAAATGAGTCTCAAGAAAATACTAAAATAGCTGAAGAAAAAGCTAAAATAGGTGTAAACACTAAAAGACGTAGAACTATACAAACTAATATAACTAGTTTGAAGCAGACTCTAGAAAAAGTAGAAACTATTATTGAAAACCTAGAGAATGATAATGCTACTCCTAATATAACTAAAGAGGAGAAAGCTCAAAATGATTCTACTATTGCTAATTTTAAACAGTGGAAAGATAATTATACAGCTGAATTAAAACTTCTAACTCAAGAAGGTGCAGATCTAGAAAAAAATTCTAAAGAAACTTATACTGAAGATAAATTTAAAGAAGAGCAAGAGTATTTACAACAGACTAATAGAAATGATGTAGTACAATTAGCGAATCAAAAGCAAATATATAAAGCAAATAGATTAGCAGCTTGGAAACAATTAAATCAAATACTGAGTGGTAATTTTGAATTTACTGTAAAACAGAAAAAATCAGACAAAATAGAAGATGCATTATTAAGTGATAAGGAGCTTAAGAAAAAGCTTGCGATGGATAAACAAGACCGTGCAGATATTGAAAGAAGTTGGAATTCTATTACAAAAAAGAACGCTAGAGCAGCACAAACTGATGCTACTGTACAGGATTTAATGGATTTATTGTCTAATCCAGCTACTACACAAGATCAAATAGATATATTCTTGGATGAATATCAAGATAATAAAGATGTACAAAGCTTATCTAAGCCTCTTATTGCAAATTGGAGAACAAGAAAAGATCAATTAGAGTTACAAGCATCTATAGATAATTTAAGAAAAGCAAGCCAAGAAATCAATGAAGCTGTTCAAGAGGGTAGAGAAATAAAAGATTCTGAGAAGGTTATTAATAACGTTATGCGTTTATTAAATGAGATTTGGGGAGTTGAGGGCATACAAAAAGATGGTAAAGGAAATCCTCTATCATTAAAACAACAAAATGCTAAAAGAAGAGATTATAATTGGGCTGATAATTTATCTAAATTTATAGCACGTTATAAATATGGTATACCAGAATCTTTAAATTGGAGATGGGATCAGATATTTGATAATTTTGTGCCAAACCACCAAGTAATGTGGAATAATCGTATAGGAGTAATATATCAAGATAGTGGTACATTATTTTTTGAAGATGAGAATCAACATAAAACAGCCATAACAAAAGATCCTGATATACTATTTAATTTAGATATGATTGTACTAAAGAATAGTACAACAGTACCTATTACTGTAGAAGAAGATGGTAGAACTTTTAATATAAAAGGATCTTATTATAGTAATCTTAAAGAAAATCCAACTGATGCTATTAAGTATAATTCAGAGGGTATACCTACAGCTGTTACACTAACTAGATGGATAGGACATGATATTACAATAACTACTCCAGGTATTGTATTAGACATAGCTAGAGTTATAGAAACTCTAGAAGCTGTAAAAATAGCTAAGTTTGCATCTTTGAATAATGCAGAAAATTCCTTAGATTTGGGAGATACTATTCATTATGCGATAATGGAAAAAACACCAACAGGTTATGAACTTGTAGTGTATAATGAAGAGACAGGTAAAAAAGTTAAAGGCAGTACTAAAGAAGGTAAGTCTTTAAAACATTTAGCTCATGCAATCTTAAGTAATAAGATAGAAAAAGAAATAAATAACATAAAAAAAGAATTTAATGAATCTACAACAACTTATAATGTTACTCCCACAGAAACTTCAAAAGAAGCTCTTAGCGGTACCCCCGGTCAAGCAGCCAGCGTTTCTCAAGAAGTTGAGGGAAGGGAAGACAACCCAGCCAAAAAAGAAGAAAAAATAACAGCTTCGGCACAATCTTCTAGCGCCATAGTTAATGTAGATCGTGCAAAAGTAACTGAAAAAGAGAAGAAAGAGATAATAGATGATATAAATAATGATGCTCTACAAACAGATAAACAAAATGCTGAAAAAATTATAGAAGAAGAAAAGCAGAAGAATGAAGATAATTTAAAAGAAGAGACATCTGAAAGTATAGATAATTTATTAAAAGAGAGTAAATCTAATCCTGAAAAAACTGTAGATCTTATAGACTCTTCAGTTAATCAACAGGTACCGGGTAAAATAAAAGCGCCTAGAGCAAAGTTAGTTACTAATCCTACAGCTACTAATAGAAATAAGATAGAATTAGATAAAGCATACCCCCAAGCATGGACTCCTCAATATATAGGTGTTAATTTAGGTACTAAAGCAGCTCCTTTATGGGTACAAGCAGTAGATATAAATGGTAATAGTGTACCAATGTTTTCCAGATCTAATGGCGCTGCATATAGAATTATACCTGAATCTTTTCTATCCCCAACACAGTTAGACAATCTTGACAAACAATCTCCTGGTTCAGGAACTGTAACGTCTGTATGGTATAATGAGCCTAGAAAAAACATGAATAATCAGGTCATGAGGGAGGGTAATCGTATTATAGTAAACAAAGAAAAACAAGTTAGGTATACAGTTATTAATCCCAAAACTAAAAAACAAGAGAATGCTGTTATGGTTGTATATCCAGGATCAACTAATCAAGCAGATATTATTGATTTTGATATAGCAAATAGTCCTGAAACAGGGGTTGGTACAGATGTTATATTAAGAGTAGAACCTAATTGGCAGTATTATAAAAGCAAAGATGCTAATGATGTAGTAATTACTGTAAGATTAGCAGCTAATCCAGAAACTGTTATTTCAATTATGAGAGGTGGTACAGCTTCTTTTAAACAGAATTTATTATTAAGAAAAAATATAGCAGAAGCTTTAAAGGGTAATAGACCTATGGATATTAAAGCTAAAATTGCAGGGAAAACTGATGGTTTTGTTACTAATCTAAAAAAGAGAGGTATATCTCTTAAGCAATCTATAGAAGTATTAGGTTCAGATGTTGTACTAGGTTATGGTATGGATGGAACTGTTCGTATACCTAATTCAACTGTATCTGTTTCTAATTCTCAATATGTAGAGAATGGAACTGTATATGCAGCAATGAAGTCAGCTAGCGGTAGAATAATACCTATAAGATTAGAAACTTCTAATTTAGATAATAATTCAGCTGCTAAAGTATTAGAGATTATTTTAGATAATAAATTATCAGAAGAGGATAGAAGAGCACAGGTAAATAAAATTGTACAAGTTTATGGTAAACTTGAAGAAGATACTCAGCTTGCTATGGATAATTATAGAATTAAATTTCCATATGCAGGAAAAATGATTGGCCTTCAAATACATCCAGAAGGAAGCGATCAGATAAGTAACTTTGAAAAATTTATAACAGGAAAACCTTATAAATATATTTTATATGATCAGTCAGGATTAATTCAATCTGAAGGTAAAGTACAAAGAAAGGGGGGAGATACAGTCCAGAAAATATTAAGAAATAGTACAGATTTTTCTTCACAAAATTTAGTTGATAATCGAAGTGTATTTATTGAGCATTTAAAAACAAAAAAATATAATGTACAGGGACATGAATTAAATGTTAATGAACCTTATATGAGCCCAATAAATAATTTAGAATATACAAACTACTTAGAGTATCTATCGGATCCTGATATAAGGGTTTTAACCACAGATATTCCGGGAGGAACTGCTGCTAAGTTTCATCATTCTATTATATATACAGAAGTATTAGATGACACTACTAAAGTAAGTTTACCTTTTCAAAAAGCTGAATTAACTAAGCAAGAAATAAAAGAATTTACTGAACCTCAATTAGATGAAGAAGTTGTAACAGCTATAGAAGAAGAGGCTACTATGTCTATAGATGATCTAATCGAGAATAATAAGAAGAAACCTAAGACTAAAAATGATATAGATAATCTAGATGATCTAGATCTACCTGGTATTAAACTAAGAGAGGTTGATGTTGTTAACCCACCTTCTTATAATATGCTTACTGAAGAAGAGGTAACATGGTTTACAGAAAAGTTTGGAAAAGAAGGATTGAATGTGTTAGAAAGAATGAAGTGGATAAGGGTATCTAAAGGAAGAAATGCTTGGGGTTTTTATAAAAATGGATTAGTTACATTAGCAAAAGAAGGTAAGCAAGGTACGGCATACTGGGAAGCATTTAGAAGAGTATTTGACATACATTTATCTGAAGAAGAGAAAACGTCAATATTGATGGAGGCTTCAATGGTCTATGGACATTCTCTTAGTATTATAAATAATAAAAATTTATCTCAAGAACAATTAGAAACAGAGTTGGCAAAAAACTTCATGGAGTTTATGTTAAATGAAAAAGATCCATCTTTTAAAGGTGCTATCAAAAAATTCTTTAAAGAATTATGGTACGCAATTAGAAAATTTATGGGCGCTGTTGGAAGTATAGAAAGAACATTTAGAAATATAAGAGATACAAAATATAAAAATTATACACAAGCAGAGCTAGCTAAGTTATCTAATGTAGAAAATGAACAGCTTAGACAGATGTATAATAAAGATGGACAACCTATGCCACAAGAGTTTGTTGAGGAAGTCGTAGGTAACATAAACCACGACTTATATTCTGCGCTCCAAGTTAAAGCAAAAGAAGATAATGTATCTTTTGAGTCTTATCTTAAAGATCAAAAGCAGTTAGATATATTTTATGATACCTTAAGAAAACAATATAAAGCTATAGGTAAAAAGATATTAGAAACTCCAGGTATAAGTGATAGAGTAAAAAGTATAGGAGAAAATTATATTAGAATAACTGAGGACTCTTTATGGGGAATTAGAACAGATGCTTTACATAATTTAACTTCTCCAGGCTTTAAGAAGCTTGCTATACAAAATTTACAGCCTTTATTTGGTGTAAAATATACTACGTATAGAGGACAGGAAATAACAGATGATCTTGATGCTAATGAGGTTAATGATATAGTACAGGAAACCGAACCTCAAGCACAAGAAAGAATACATGGTATAAATTATTATTTTAGGCCTGTTAAAGACACATTATCCAAAGATGTTAAAATAGGACTAAGTTTTATACAGTCAAAAGAGAAAGGAAAAATATTAGGAAAATATAGATTTGTGCCATTTGATGATGTGTATAACTATCTTGCTTTAAACTTATCTAATTCCCCAGAAGGTAAAGTCTTAGAGAAGTTAAAAACATTACAGCATGAATTAGTACCACAAGTACTACAAAAATACACAGAAGCTGGCCCCGCATGGCAAAATAAGTTTATTACACATTTTAATAAACAAAACATAGCATTTAAAACACTAGTCATTGACAATAATGGAACTGTTAAGGTTATGTATACAAATCGTAATGGATTAGAACGACAAATCATTAATGATTGGATGAGTGGTAAATCTACTTCACCTATATTTAAAGAGGTTAATGGAGAAAATGATACAATAGATACTAAAGTAGCTAAAGAATTTCAAGAAATTATTGAAAACGATTTAGTAAATATTCATAATAAATATAGAAATATAAATAATAAATCAAAACAATCTGAAGGTAAAAAAGAATATATGGTTCCTATGATGAAAGTCTTAAAAAGCTTAGGAATAACATTACCTCAAAATATGAAAAGTGATTTATTTAATGATGATTCTATTACTGTTGAAAGTCTTCACAAATATATGTATGGATCTAATTCTTTTCAGTATGTATTTAAAAATCTAGTAAGAGGTATAAGTCCTTATATGGCTAATAATATGGAAATGGGAGCTTTAGGTAAACTTTCTAAATTTGTTTCTCAATATAAAATAGATTCTTATTTATCTTCTTTTATAGGGGGTAATAGAAAAAGTATATATTCTATTAATTTAAATACATATGATTCAGAACGAACATTAGCTTTAAGATCTGCGGAAACTTATAAACAAACTGTAGGTAGATACTTTAAAGATGTATTCTATAAACCAAATTCAAATGTATCTCATATTATATTAGACATGATACTAAAACATCCTGATGTAAGAAATAACTTTCAATTAAGTACTTTTGATGTTATAAAAGAAAAGGGAACTTTTGGTAGAGCAACTGCTTATGATAGAATGACTGAAAACTTATCTGCTTTATCTAGATTTTCTATGTTTAATAATAGTGGAAATAGATTTGCAGAATTCAGTACAGGTACTAAATCTGATAAAGGTCAATTTAAATTCTTAACCTTACCTAAAATACATCCAAAGAATAAAGGTTTAGGAATGTGGAAATCTACTAAATTAGGTATTGAAGGGTTTGTAGAAACTGCTGTAGAACTTATGAGGCCTTTAGCGCTAGGTGAGTATGCACGTATATCAAAGATAGAACGACAGTTATTTGATATAGATATGGATTTAAAACATCAAGTAAAAAATCTACATTATAAAAATGAACCTGGAGACAATCAAGGTAATGGTTTACGTTTTATGTTCTTTAGAGATCTTAATGAAACTGAACTATTTAATAAAGAAACAAATAGATTACAAGCTATATCTACAACTAATAATTCAAATATAGAAGTATATAATAAATTAAGTAGTATGTTAGATGGCTATTTAAGAAGTTATGTATCTAAACAAATAAGAAAAACAATAGATGCTTTTGTTGAGGCTAAAGCAGTAGTTAAAGTTGGAAAAGAAATACATAATATTAATTTACCAATGCAGGCTATTTCAGGTAAAAGTATTGGAAAGGATATTACATTAGCTATAGTTGAGTTTGCTGTAAATGATATTGTAATGAAGCCTTATATAAATACTATATTTGGTCCAGATCTAGCTTTCTATAAAACAGATAAACAAGGTAATCCTATGATCGATGCTGGTAAAAGACAGTATCAGTCTGTAACTCCTAAAATGAACCTTACTTATAATGAGGAGCATGATTATGGAGCTAAACCTAAATTTACACATGCAGTAGTAAGGGATATAATTAAAAGAAGCCCAGAAACTGTACAAAGGTTTGAAAAAATATTAAAGAATGCGGGAGTAGAAGCTAAGGTAGCTAAAGAAATAGCGTCTGCTTATACAGAAGTATTAAAAACAGATGCGCAAGGATATACTACATTAGAATTCCATAAAAGACAAATGGAATCTCAAGGTAAATGGTCTAAAGAACATGAATCTGCATATCAAACATACTGGAGAAAAGGGCTAATGGGAGGAAAGGCTGAACAGGAACTTTTATTGGACCCTTTAAAAACATATTTCTTTGGTGAAGTGTTAGAAGATGATGGTCATGGTAATGAAACCATAGTGTTTAAGCAGATTAAACATTCAACAATACCATTAATGAGGGGTTATACTGAAATCTTTGCAGAAAATGATATAACCACCTTAGATGACTTGAGACAGCGTATGGAGGCTACAGGTAAGTATAAAGGTATGCAACCTATAGACATGATTAATTTTGAAAGTGGGGTTAAGGTAGGTATATCAGGTATATCTAATTTACAAGATTTAAATAATGTAAATGTAGAAGTACTTGATACTAAATACTTGGGCGCACCACAAATTATCACAACTAAAGCTAAAGATCCATTATTCGGGTCACAATTTGCTAAGTTATTACCTTCTAATATAGAAAACGATGCTAGCTATGTGTTAAATAATGGAGACAGATTATTAGGAGAAGAAGTTAAAACATTATATAATGATTTATGGTATGAAAAAATAGAAAGATCTTCTAATAAACTTTCACGTAAGATAGGCTATAAAGCATTCATGGATATTTTAGAAAACAGAGGTGAAATATCTAATAAAGAGTTTGGTATTGCGCAATTAAAGTTCTTAAAGAAAGTTAAGAATGAAGTATATCAAATGCTACAAGAAAGAGAGTTACCTGATAATTACTTTTTAGCTCTAGATATACAAGAATTAATAGATGATGTTGATGCTTATGGTTATGTGACACCTATGGCATTTCCTACTTTTTCTAAAAGATTTGAGAATATATTATTATCACTATTTAAAAATAATATATTAAAACAAAAAGCTAAAGGTATGTCTGCAGTACAAATAGCAGACTTTGGATGGTCACTTACTAACGAGCTTCAAATAAAAGCTAATGGTAACAAGGGTGTATACGCAGAGGTTGCATTACCTTATGATTTAGTACATAAACTAGGATTAAAGGTTGGAGATAATCTATCAGAAGTAGATCAAAGTTTATTAGAACTAGTGGGGTATCGTATACCAACACAAGGTAAGAATTCTATGTTAGCTTTAAAAGTAGTTAAGATTTTACCTAAAAATATGGGGTCTATTATACAACTACCCGCAGAAATAACAACTATTATGGGCTCGGATTTTGATATAGATAAAATGTATATCATGTTCCCAGAACTAACAAAAGATAAGAAAAGAGAAACTGCATTTAAATTAGGACAGTATAGAACTAAAAAATCTTTTGAAGGATTATCTGACCAGGCTGTTAATCAAGCTTTGTTTGATATATCTCATAGTATATTATCTTCTAAACATTCTGTAAAAGAAATATTAACACCTTTAGATTCTAACACATATAAAGAGGCTATAAAAGATTATAGAGAAGCCGGTATTACAGAAGATATATCTGATTTTGATGTATTTACTCCAGCTGCAGATATGTATTTAGAAAAAATAAATAAGGATGCTGCCATGTTGATTGGTTTATTCTCAATGAATTCTACATCTCATGCATTGGCCCAGGATATGGATGTTACATTAAATAATGTAGCAGTTTATTTTAATTCAAAAAAGGGACAAGAGCACACAAGCTTAAGTAATATTTATGATTTTGATGGTAATTATATATCAGATCACATAAAAGATGATCAAAATGAATCTATTGATAATGCTAAAAATCAAAGAATAGGTCCCGCAGGAGTTACAGTTTATAATCACGGTGTAAAAATGCTATTAAATAGAGTTGGTGTGCCAGGAAGAGCTTCTCTTGATTTCATAAATCAGCCTATGATAAAAGAATATCAAAAAAGTAAGGCTACAAATACAGATAATGTATCTGATATTAAGTTAGCAGAACGTGTAGCGGAAGAATGGGGGGTTAAACAAGAATTTTTAGAGGCTAAAAAATTATTTGGTGAAGATAGATTCTTTACACCGAGTACATCATCATTAAAAACATCTTTAAAGCATACTAAAGGAGGGGAAAGAACTAATAAAGTGCAACAAGCTCAATTATTAGCAGATTTCTTTAACTATTTGGATATTGCTAGAGATATTTCTAAGCTTAATATGCTCTTAAATCCTGAAGGCTTAAAGAATTTTAGTAGATTAAGCTATTTAGAGGCTTTTAAAAACGCTGAGGGTCATTTAAATAGCACGTCATCTTATATAAATATAGGTAAGATGCCAAAAAGAACAGAAGCATTTATAAAGTTTGGTATAGATGAGGCCATTAATGTTACTAGTTACTTTATTCCTTTTAATAAAGAAGGTTTTTTAGAATTAAAAAGAAGTATAGCTAAATATACAGGACAACAAGATGGCGTATTGTCACAAGAGTTAATAGAAACTATAAATAGTTTAGCTTTATACTATGTCTTTACTCAACCTACATCTCCTTTAGGTGAATTATTTTACACAGAAAATAAATCTGATATGTCTGTAATTAAAAAGAGATTATTTACATTATCAGAATCAACAGTATCTAGATTTTTAAATCTTAGATCTAGAAAGAACATGTTTAATGATAAGTTCTTTGGTATGTTATTTGCGCATAGAGAAAATACAGGTAAGAATAGATTCATAAAATTATTAGCTTTTAATAATGCTAGCAAATTAGATGCATCTCAAAAATCTGCAATAACAGACAGATGGGAGCAGTTACTAGACCCTACTGTAACTAAAGATGTAGAAGTAAGAAGAATGGCTGAAGCTTTAGTTCTTTATTCTATTATTACATCTGGTTTTATCTCAACAGGTCCTAATACATTTGTAGACTTAATACCTAATTCATATTGGTCTAATAAATCAGAAAATAGAGATTCATTAAGTAATTTCTTTAGAAAAGAGGTTAGAACAATGGATTATTCTAATTACTTTGACGACAATGCAGCTAGACAAATAATAAGAAATGCTTATAAAGATCCAGGATTATTAATAACGGTTGATAAATCAACGTTAGTTCATAATGATATGGTAAAGGATCTAGGTTTAAGTAAAAATCATTACTTTATTCATAAAGAGGCTGCCGGTGATATTTTATTAAAAGATAGCCCAGGAACAAAAGCATATGTAGAATATTTTAAAACATATGAAAATAAATGGAGATTATTTCAATTACATAGCGTAAGAGAAGTGGGAGCTATTTATCAGGAAATACAACCATTAGGAGAACGTTATAAGTTTGTTGAAATGGCTAGTAAAGATGCTTTAATTGAAAGTATACATCCTATAAATACTACTAAACATAAACAAAATGTATCTCAACAACTAGAGAATTTACCTCCTAATAGCACAGAAGCTACTGAATCTATAGATGATTTATTGGGTATGCCACAACTTGCAGCTGAAAAGGTATTAGAAACAAAAATACAAGATCTAGAAAATAGATTATTAACATGGTTAAAAAAGGAATTTAACATTAATCAAAAAAGTTATAATGTATTAAAAACTAAAACCGGAAAAGATGCTTTAGGTATAGCAGACATAATGCATAAAGTAATACACCTATCAAACAAAAGAGATAGATACACTGTACCAGAAGAAACTGCTCACTTTTTTATAGAAATGCTAAAAGATAAAGCTATTGTTAAGCGTTTAATGGAATTAGCAGCTGAAACTAATCTACATGGTGAAGTATTAAGAGATTATGCTGAAGTTTATAATACACCTGAAGAGTTTAGGAAAGAAACAGCAGGTAAAATCTTAGGAAAGTATATTGTTTCTGAATATTATCAAGGAAAAGGCTTTAGTATTGGTGCAGAAACTACATTTGTAAAGGAATATAGGGGTCTTTTAGGTATATTAAAGAAGTTATGGGACAGAATTAAGTCTATTTTTACAGGAGAATCTGCAAATACAGAGCTAAATAGACATATTAGAGATGTTTTTGGCCAAAAAGCACGACAAGTTTTAAATGGAAGTTCTTTAGGATTAGATGTTAATTTATTACGAACTAATACTATACAAAAATATTATAGTATAGGGGGTATAATGGATGGCGCAGGAAAATTAGGTGAGGGAGTATTAAATAAAGTAGGTAAAACTTTAAGTGTATTCGATTTTACTTCCGCACAATTAAAAGAATTAGGAGATAAGGGTAAAGCATTATTACAACGAAGAGCATCCTGGAATCAATCTGATTATATAACAGAATTATTAGCAGATAGTAATAGAATTACAGAACCGATGGGGGAAAATAATTTTTATACTAAAGATGGTATACAATTAACAAGAGTAACAGCTGTACAAGACTACTTTACTAATGCATTTGCCGAAGAGGAAATGGCAGTTAAAGTTGCTAAAGCAAATCGAAATAAAGGAGATATATTTAATTCTGCAGAAAGAGTATTAAATCTATGGCGTTTTTTACAAGAAGGAGGTACTGAAGTGCATAAAGTAATGGAAGCTATTATAAATGGTAAAACCAATGAGCAAGTAATGGATTCTGTTAATATAGATCCAAAAAGTAAAAAAGCTATTAAATCTTCTTTATCATTATTAAGAACTTGGGTTCAAGATAAAATGAATAAAGGTAGTAAGTTATATGCTGAAGTTAAGATCGCTGATATGAATAATCTTTTAGCGGGAACAATAGATGTTATAGAACAAACAAGCACCGGTAAAATATACTTACACGACTTTAAAAGTAAAGTACTTGGAAAATTAGTAGAATTAGAAAAAAAATTACCTAACTTTAAATATGCATTATCAGGTGTACCAAATACTATATTAAATCAGTATAGATTACAGCTTTCGCTATATAAATATATACTAGAAAAGAAAGGCATAAAGGTAGATGGTATTAAAGTACAACCATTAGAAGTGGGTGTTAATATAACTCCGGAAACAGGTAATATTAATTATAGTTCTATTGCATTTCCTAGTGCAACATCACCGGTATTAAATAAACTAAATAATTTAAAACCTATTGATAATACAATCATATCAAATGTTCTTAAGAAACTTAATCCGGAATCTACAGGAGTTGCGGAAGAATTAAAAGAGAAAGATGCTACAGTTAGAGTATTACAACAGGCTAAAAACGTTATAAAAAAGAAAATAGATAAATATAAAAAGTCTGGAAATCCTAATTATTTAGATACTATGAAAGAATTGTCTAAACAATTAGAAGAGGTAAGTGAAAAAGAAGGTATTGTATTATTTGTAAAAAGAGCATTAAAAGAAATAAATGATGCGCATAAAAGATTATTACAATTACAAAAAGATGATGCAGTTACAGCTAGAAATCTAGCAGAAATTAGAAACTATGTATCAGCATATGAAATATTAGATGAGATGACCCTGTTGGCACCTTCATTAGGAAAAACAGGTTATGAGAATTTAATTAATACATATGTAGCACCTGCAGTATTAAAGAGACAACAGGTAGAAGAATTATATAAAGCATTAGGAAGACCTATTATTGCGGACTTTTTAACAAAATATAGTACTAAGCCGGGAATGACTAAGCAGAAGATGGAAGCAGAGCTTATTAAAGCTAGTAGAGATATTAATTATTTAGCGAGATGGTTAAACGCATTAGCAGATTCTTCGATGACAGAATTAGCAATGATCGATAAACATGTTGCTATAAAAAGAAATATAGTTCAAGAGGCTAAATATAATTTAGAATACGGCCAAGGAAAAGAAAAGGGTATGTTAGACATATTACAAGCTTTTGAAAATCATAGAGCGGAGCAGGGGGCTAGTGTTACTAATTATGTTGAGTTATTTGAACCTATATTAGAAATGCATGAAGGAAAACCTACAGGACATATAGTAGGACCACAATCATATGCATTTAGACAAAAGAAATATGAATTTATTAAAGCTAAAAAAGAAGCTGGAGAAGCTATTACAAGCAGACTTTGGAATGAATTCTATGAAAATAATCAGTTTGTAGAAGATCCTAAATATCTTCAACTAATGAAATTACCAGAAACACATCCTGTAAGAGAATTCTATGACTTTTTCCTTGAAAATTACAAATATGCGCAAAGTATATTACCGGGATTTGCGAGAAGAGGATTAATGTTACCTGGATTAAGAAAAACACCACAAGAGAAGTTTATGGAAACATCAGGCTTTGTTGGATTAAAAGGAGGATGGAATGCAATAAAAGAAGCTGCATTACAAAAATTTACTGTTCTAGAGGATGAGATAGAATATAAAGAAAACGTAGATGAAAAAGGAGATGCTATGCATTATGTACCTATTCACTACAGTGAAAAAATAGGAACAGAAGAAGGGATGTTAAATCCTGAAGACGTTTCTTATGATTTATCTAGTGCATTATCTATGTACTATACTATGGCTGTAAATAATCAGCAAATGAATGAGATCATAGCGGAATTAGAATTAACAAAGGAATTACTTAGAACAAGAAAGGTAACTAAACTTAAGGCTGGTATGCCTGTTATAGATAATGTGACAGATGCTCAAGTTACTACAGAGGGGGTTCAATCTTTAGCTTATAATAGATTGGTTGATTATTTAAATATGGTTGTTTACGGGGAAAGAAAGAAAAAGAGTTCGGATGTAATGACTATAGCAGGGAAAAAAGTTACTATGGATAAGGTAATGGATGGTTTCTTGTCGTATAATAGTTTAAGAGTATTAGCATTAAATCCACATGCTGGTTTTGTAAACGTAGGATTTGGTAATTTAATGAATAGTATAGAAGCCTATGCGGGTCAGTATTTTGGTAGAAAGAATTTTATTAAAGCTAAAACGTATTATTGGGGACAATTATCTGGTATATTAAAAGATACTGTAGGTAGAGTTCCTACTTCTAAAGTAGGATTAATGAATGAATACTATAATGTATTACAACATTTTGATGAATTTGGAAATAGAATTAAGCATAAATCAATGGCTATGCGTGGTTTGCATACAGGTGCATTTTTCTTTATGATGACTATGGGGGAGCATATGCTACAAAGTCAATTATTTATGGCTATGGCTTTGGAGAAAACGTTTAAATTAGCCGATGGTAAAACAATTAATCTATGGGATGCACATAAAGTAGTTAATGGTAAGTTGATACTTAATGATGAAGTTGCTGAACAATTTACTGAAACTGATAGAGCTATATTTAAAGAAAGGGTGCAAGGCGCTTATCAAAGATTACATGGTATATACAATCAAAAAGATAGAAATGCTATACAACAATATGCAGCGGGTAGATGGGTCATGCAGTTACGTAAATGGATGCCATCTGGATTCCAAAGAAGATTTGAAGGTATGGAGAAATTATGGTATGATAAAAAATCTGAATTTAAAGGACCCGAATGGAATGAAAGATTACAATCATATGTAGAAGGTAATTACATTACTACATTACGTTTTATAAACCAATTAAAATGGGATATAGCAAAACTTAAAATGTATACTATAAAAGAAAAATGGAATGAATTAGATACTTGGCAACAGCAAAATGTAAAACGTTCTATAGGCGAGGTAGCAGGTTTCTTTGTTTTATTAGCGCTATCGGGTCTTATAAGGACTGGAGAAGATGAAGATGAAAAAGGATATGTATATTATCAATCTTTATATACTGTACATAGAATGAAACAAGAATTATTATTCTTCTCATGGTTACCTGAAACATTTAATGTATTAAAGTCTCCTGCAGCTAGTATAACATCTTTAGAAGTATTAGTAAATTTAGTAGGCCAATTACTTACTGATACAGGATCTATAGTAATGGGTCAGGATATAGAGAGATATAAAAGAAAAACCGGAATGTGGGATAAAGGAGATCCTAAAATTTGGTCAAAATTATATAAAACTGTTCCATTAACACAGGTATTTGCAAAAGCAAAGGATAAGTTAAGCTGGTTTCATTTAAACTAATGAGAGAATTCGATGAGTTATATGAAGAGGAGTTTTCTGACGAAGAAAAGGAAGCTATAAGAAGATCTTCTATGATCAATACATATAGACTTCTTACAAGTAATTATGATTTTAGTATATTTCCTGATAATCTATTTTGGCTACTAAGTGATTATAATGAAGAAAATGTATTTAATGTATTATTAGATTATTTTGAGTCAACAGAAGAATATGAGTTATGTGCAGATATAAAAAAAATGCAAGATAATTTTGAAAAAATAAAGAGCAGCCGTGCAGCTAAAAAAAACACAATGATACGATACATCATGGGGCCTAAAGATGGGGAGTAGATATCCTAGTATAAACCAGGAATATCTACTATGTCCATCAAATTCTTAAATTCACTTCTATCAAAGAATTCATCACTTCTACTTACAATAGGCCAAACTTCATCATTTTCTGATAAAGATACACCAAGTCTATCTTCCCAGTATATCTTTAACGAGTTATCCTTATCCAGGATCAAGGGCATTGGGCTATTGGGAGCGCGATGTCTCATAATACGAATTTTAGCGGGATCGGAAAGTTGTGAATATTTACCATCTATAAACTTATCATAATCCGGTTTAAAAGAAGGAGATATAGTAAAAACAAACATTATATATTTACCACCCCATAAATTATATGAAGTTTTAAAATATTTATTATTCTCTATATCCTTTTCTAAACGCATAAAATGACGATTACCATAATATTTCATTAACACAAAAACATCAGGAGATTCTAGATCCCAATCTAACATATCCTTATCACCAAGATAAGCATTTACTAAATAGGGAGCTAGATCTACCTTATCATATCCAGTTAATGGAAATATAAAATCTACAGTTTTGGTTGGTTTAACTTTATCAGCAATTCTCCTTAATTCTTGAGATATTTTCATCCGATAATTTTAGGTTAACAATTCCATCATTTTTATAATACTCCATTGGGAAATCCCAAAGGTTTTTATTTACATGCCATTTATATCTTGCGACTAATTCATCAAATTCATCTGTACCAACAGATAAATCTGCTAAAGCTGGCTTGTAAACAACACATTCATGTAGCCCAGTGGTCTGCACCACTACAATATAAGAAAGAATATCGTATTCTTTTTTGTCAATCCCAAGTTTTTCCAAATAGCTATGTACTGCTAGTCTGTAAATAGCCATTTGTCTATAATAATTATAAGAGAAATAACTTCTCTCAAAATTATATACAGATTTGGAACTTGTTTTCAAGTCTACGATATAAACTTTCTTATTTTCTACATCAAGTATTAAATTATCAATAATGGATTTTACATTAACATCTTTGTAAATCCAAGAAATTTCAAATTCAGGTTTTCCATCTTTGTCCTCTTCAGGAAACAATAGCGGATGTGTCATCTGGTGTTCAATAAGTTTGTCATAACAATTTTTTATAACCTCCATATCGTCTTGAGATAATACAGTTTTACCCGAATTTTCTTTTAGAAATTTGTAATAAGCTTGATTCTCGTCAGAATTAAACTTCTTTAACACGGTTTCTAAAGCCGTTTTAAATCCGGATTTATCATAGCACAATTCGTGCAGTGTTTGATAACCGTCTAGTTTTAGTTGTTTTGGCATATTCTCATTAATCATAACAGCTTCTGCTTCTACATATGATTCAATAAATACGCCCATCATTCCTCCTACAGGATTAGAATGAGATACTACATATCTATCATTAAATTCTTTATGTTCTAAAACATAACAATGAATTGCAGACCCTAAATCAAAAGCTTTACTGTCTTTATGCAATTCTCTAGCCTTATATTTCATAAAATATCTAGGGCTAACACTTAACGCACTCAACGAGGAGTGACTAACATGATCTTCATTCATCTTTTTTATATTTACTTAATTCAAAAATTAATTTACGATCTTCAAAATCTTCTACAGGTATAAACTCAATTTCACCAGAATTTGGTATTAATTTACAGTTATCATCTTCAATCATCCCCATTTCTACAAGAGTGTCTTGAAAACATTTAATCCATATCCATAAATTATCTACATCCCATTTAGGTTCATATCCAGGTTTAGGAGCTCTCCATCTTAATTCCCCTTTAAACATTCTAACATCACCATGGTTTATAGTAGTATAGACATATAACTTTACCTTCATAGGTAAAATGTCTTCTAATTCTAATACCGGTGGAATATATTGGGAGATATAAGTATGCATTCTTCTTACGACAAGCGCTCGAAGATGGTAATTCATTCCTGTAAATAATTTCTGACCATTTATTTTTATATACTTAGTATTTGTTTTAGCAATATGTGTAATAAATTTTGGAATTGTTATTAGTACTTTATCCATATTTTTTTATTTTAAGGAATAGGGAGCCCGTTAGGACCCCCTCCTTGATTAACTTATTTAGAAATTTCAGCAGCTAAACGATCATTTTGAGCCAATTCGGCTTCTAGATCATTTATTTGCTTCCTTTTAGCTTCCTCATATGCTTTCAAATCTTTTTTCATAGATTGAGCATTGAATTCACTATAATCAGATTCCAAATATACATTCTCGTTCTCACCATTACTAATAGCGATAGGAAAATATTCACAGCATCTCATTTTAGTGTTATTGTAATCTGACGGCACTGCCACCACATTACGAGGACTTACTAATACTTCTAATATTACACCATCTTCATATCCAAAATCATGAACATATTCCATAGACCCCACGTGAAGGCCAGCAGAACATGTTTGATCTGGATTAGAGTCACACTCCTCTCTTGGCATTGTAATAGGCTGACCTACTTTAATTACCATTCCATGAGCGCCACTATGATAAGGTGCGAAAGTTAATGATTGAGTATATTTCTTTTCTCTTTCACCAGTGTCTTCATTGTACTCGAACTGAACAACTTCTTCCCCAGTCGTTTTATCGTACTTAGATTTAACTTTACAGGCTTTGTAAGCAAGAAAATACCCTTTGTCTGTTATTGGATGGCCATTATGCTCTAGAAAACTATATAATTGTTTTCTAACGCTTTTATCCGGATTTAATAACAGATGCTTCCAGAAATTAATTAAACCTTCTAAAGGAATTCCATCCTCCATCCACTTCATTAATTTCTTTGCTAAAAAGTTTGGTATAGGATCTGTTGTACCTTTAAGATACATTTTCCTACCACCATCAAATTCAAATCTCCCATCAGTTTGATTTTGAATTCGATGTCCAGGAGTTAGCAATTCCTGAACTTTTGCCAATAAGGCATTTCGTTCATCAGTGTCTCTAGATTTATTATAATTTTCAGCTAATTTAATAATTTTATCAGCTTCAGAGAAGCTTCTAGAAATACTTTTTGGTAGTCCATCGATAATGACCTGAACGTGGTCTTTATCAACTTTACAGACTAAATAACTATTTTTCATTTTTTACTTTATTTAATTTTTTAAACTTAACCGTCTTCTTATTCTTACTTTTTAGATAAGTTCTTAATGATAAAAACAATTCTTTATTTCTAATATTGTTTTGATCATTTTTTGTTTCAACTTGTCTAAGGTTTTGAATAATTTCCAGGTCTTTGGCATACTCTTCTAATTCATCTAAGATTTCTAATGCTTTATGGTCTTTACAATCATACTTTTTACACATATCGAGTAAAGCTTGTTTTTCAGTGTAACCCAAAGCTCTAAATTGATTATAGTAATTAGTATGCAATTTATGCAATTTTTTCCACTTATAAAAGAGATCTTCATTAAGAGTTTTAAAGACTTGAAACATATTAATATCTTCAACTCTCTCCTTAATTAGATGAGCAGTATACCATCTTTTTACAATATGATGTCCCATTTCAAATAATTGATTAACATTAATAAATTCACTTAATTCATCCTTGATACTATTAGCAACTTTCAGTATAACTACACCGTCATGCTTATAATACTTTTGACGCTTATTTTCATCAGCTTCAAAAGAAAATGTATGACTTGCATAATCTACTGAATATTGATTATAAGCATCTTCACCTTGTTTACATATCTGTCCAACAGCTTTAAGTAAATCATTATCTTTAGAATTACCATAAATAATAATACCACCCTTATCTTTGTAATTACCCATGATTTCACCATCGGTTTCTATATTACAAAATTTAGGATTATTACTATTATCTTGATAATATCTTCTACAAAATAATTTACCTAATCTTTTCCTTCTTTCTTGATCTGTTTCAAACTCACCCATAGCCTCTAATTCATCTTCATTAGTTACAATAACATCATCATACATTTTAAACTTATGTTTACAACCATCAAGTAGCTTACACATAATATTAAAATCAGATATTATAACTTCAGGATCTCTTACTTCTAATTTAGAATTCCATAAATCATAATCTCTTTCAGAATCAATTACTTTTTGGTCACATCTATTCCTTCTTAATTGAATATATTTACCAGTAGAAGTTTCAGCTATATGATTAAGAATAGTAATATCTTTAGGCTTCCTAAATGTTTTAGTAGGCTTATCAGAACCATCTTCTTTCTTTTCATATACTTGTTCTTGATAATAAACATCATATTTTAAGAAATCTTCCCAATCAGTTGCTTTTTTAGATACTTTAAAACCACCAGAATAACTATGATGTTGTTCCTTACTAACAGTAGCAATAGTAAAACCCATAAATAATTTATCTATAGCTTTGTCTTGTAAAGGATTTACACTTAAAGAACCAAGAAATTCCATCTTAACATCTTTTTGAGTTAATTCAGCAAGATGAGATCTTACCTCAAATGTACTAGTCCAGTTGTGTCCATAATAACTTCTTGTATTTTTCTTAACAGAAGTAGCCATTTTAATCCAATGCAAGAAATCAGTAGCATTATTTAGCTCTTTATTACATTCTAATATACAACTTTCCCTAACAGCTTTAAATTTAGCTTTAATAGCTTCTTTAGTTCTATCAGTATATCGAATATTCTCTCTTGATGGAACCAAATCAATTTCACCAATACCAAATTTAAGAGCAGCAGGAGCACGATCTTCGTTTATACCATCTAATTGATTAAAATCTAATGGGTATCTTACTCTTCCTACTACACAATGTAAATTTTTATCAATTTGAGTATTCTCTAGCCCTAAAGCTACTATTAAATCATCATCTTCATAATCTATTTTAATAGAATCTATATGAGCTCCTAGACCTTCATCTACATTTATGTATTGTAAACCATCAAAATATAATAATTGCTGTTCTATAGACTTTTTAAACGTTCTAAGGTCTTTATCCTCTTGTATAGGGATAATGACTTCAGTAGAGTTTAAATCCTCTGTAGGCGTTGCTTTTATCATATCCATATGAAATGCATCATTACCTTTATATAGCATATAAGAGTGTTTAACACCATTATGATTTGCTATAATATAAAATGTATTAGTATATGAAAATGGAGATTTAGCACCAATACCAAATCCACCAATTTGTAGATTGTTATCTCTTTTAGTTGAATTACCAAACATAGTGTAGATAGTTTCTACTCTTGATTGACTTAATCCAATACCAAAATCTCTAAATATCATTGCATTACCAATACCTAATAATATATTCTCTTCTTGAAATTCTATTTGAGGACATTTATTGTCAGGATGCCAGTGTTTAGAATCATCTTCATGAGTACTAGGTATAATACCTTCTCTCTTAAGACGTTTCTCTCTGTGTGCATCATAACAATTAGATGTTACTTCCCTTACTATAGAACCTATAGGGTCAGAATATAAATTAATTAAAGAATCGATTATGATTCCCATAGAATCTTCACCGATCTTAAATTTATTGGTTTTCATTTCACCAATAATCTTTTCTACGCTTTTTTCTCTTTTAATTTCCATGCGTCTATTAATTTATTTATTAAACATTTAGTTTCTTCACTTGTATGAGATTTTCTATAATCAGATATATCTTTAAATCCATTTGATCTTGTTTTAAAAGTTTGTAAAAATATAGGTTTGAACCCATATATTTTCTTTAACTTATTAGCGCCTCTTACGCCAGTATAATCAAAGTCATTTAATATATAAATATCATTGAATCTCTCATATAATTCACGAGTAACAGTATCTTTAATATTCGCAATTTCATTTTGTAAAGCTACACTTATGTAGCCTAATGTTCTTAACACCATAACATCTTTTAATGCTTTAGTGATAATTAACATATTACCTTTACTAGGTAATTGATCCCATCCTTGAAAAATAGTTCTATTAGTATTGCTCATCCATTTATATCCTGTTAAAGATAATGGACGATAAATCTTCCATGTATATTCATTGTCTTTATAAAATAAATAACCATAAATAGGATTATTATTTACATAAGTAGCGACTGTATTGTCACCTACGAATACACATTTACAAGAAAATACATTATATAATTTAAGTAAATTCTCATCAATACCATATTGACTCCAATAATGTTTATCTACAAAAGTAAACTTTTGTGTTTTAACAGTTATTGATTTCTTAGGGGTAAAATTTAATTGCTTAATATCAGTTTGATAACCTGAATACTCTTTGGTTTTATAACCATATTGGCTATACATTAACTCTAAATTAAAATCTTTGTTTATTTGAATCAGCGCGTCATAAAAATTTATAGAAAATTTCTTTTGTATAAAATTAAAACAATCACCAGATTCACCCGTACCAAAATCTTTATATCTAATAGTACCTCTTTTATCTACAAACAATGAAAAGCTGGGCTTATCATCTTGACGAAAAGGACTATTTATTACTATACCGGATTTAAAATCTCTTCCTATATAATAACTAAAAATTTGATATGCACTAAGTTTATTTAGAATAGCCTCTTTGGTTAATTGAATATTAATTTTATACATATCTTAAAAATATTAAATTATTCCAAAAGAAAAAAGGGAGGAGATAAATACACCGCTGTATCACCTTTATCGCTAAGAGCTGAACAATTTAAAAAAATCACTCTATTACCGCGAGGAACTCCTCCCTTTATCTTCAAATCATATTACCTAAAACGGTAAACCAGATTCTGCAGGCTCTGCTGCACCATTCGATGCAGTAGAAGTTAATGTAGCTGGATTATCAGCTTCATCCTTTTCCATTTTATCGAAACTAGTTATATTTAACTTAGTTGGATTTATATCCATAGTTTCAACAAAAGGAACATATTTAGGAATAGATACATAGTTATTGTAACTATATACAGTTTTAACTCTTAACTTTTTACCAACATAACTATTACCTAATAAAGTAATAACTGTCTTAGCAAAACTGTCAAAAGAATCTGCATTAATAACTATCTTATCTTCTTCCATAAATTTAGTTAGGATGTGCTTTACTCTCTTCATTTGAGATTGTAATTTCTTTTCCCAACCTTCGTTATTTGTGTCTATTGGCCATTCAAAATGATTCAATGAAGAACCTTCTTCTGATTTAAAGGTAAACTTTAGAAAAGCATTACCATTACTTGCCGTGTCAACACTAACACCCGTCATTTCTGCATTTTCCGTTATACCTAACGGGAATACTGAGGTAGACGATCCCTCTGACTTTACAGTCTGATTAATTTGATACATAAATTTAATTTTAATCGATTAATTATTCATTATAGTACTTTTCCATTTCTGTTTTAATAGAACGTAAACAGTTAGGAATTAAATAGTCTTCAAACATACCTTCAGGTGATTTCGCAGTTGAAACACCATCAGATTGTGTCTGAAACATATATTCGTTCTTTCCTTTACCATCAGCTTTAACTTCAGTAAATAAAACAACGCTTGACATAGACTCTAAAACAATACGATCTAATTGTTTTCCAGCTGTCATTACCTTTTTATATTGAGCACCCATATCATTATAACCCTCTTCAGAGTGTGCTAATACAAATACATCAGTATCGTCAGGTAATATTTGATTTATGATAGTAAATACATCGTATATACCACCAGATAATTGAGTCCACTTTTCAAAACCTTTAATGTGTCTTTCTCCCATTACTTTATCTGTCATCATACGATTAATAGTATCGATAACAACAGTTTTAATGTGAGGAGCTTTTTCAGGTATAGCTTTCAATACATTACATACTTCAACCAAAGAAGAGATTTTAGAATAATTCTTATTTTCTTTAGAATAATTCTTCTTCCATCCTTTAAAAGGTAACGCTTTTTGATCACTATTTATATAAAAAGTGGTTTTAGGATCCAAATTTCTACTAGAGGTGGACTTGCCGGATCCAGACTTTCCACATATAATTACTAAATTTGCCATATTATTTTTCTTCTTTTAATATATAAAACCCTAATTTTAAATAATTCATTGCATCAGCAAATCTACCATCAATACTTTCTGCTTGCGGGATCTCAGGATCCTTAGCATAAGACATAATAGCAGCAACATGTTTATAAAAATAAACACCCCAAGCTTGCATAGGAGTTGTTCCGCTTAACTCTGCAGCTTTTCTAAAATTTGCCAATACATCACCATTAGCTTGAGTATAGCCGGGTCTTTTAGCATCCTCAATATTTTTAGCTAATTTTTCTAGTTCTTTTACACAATTATCATAATCTTTTCCATTATGATAGTTTACTTCCACATCTCCAGCAGTGCTAGTATGATATGTTTGTTTATTCCACAGTTTAGTCATTTGATTTAATTTTATAATTAACATTTTCATTATTATAATCGACTACACGATTATACATCAATTCATTTTTCATACGCGCTATACAAGGCTGACCTTCTCTAACTTTTAGAAAGTGCCAAAACAATGCACCAGCAGTATTCCATGATTTAGGTCCATAAGTTTCTAATCCTAATTGCTCAGGATTCATAGATACCATAACTAAATCTGAAAACATATAAACTGAATCACCACCAAACAAATCTTTCTTTTTAGGAAATTGTTGAGAGGGTTCAGTTGCACGATCTGCATGTTCTATCTCTCTGTTTAATTGAGATAAAAATACAAATGCTATTTTATATTTCTTCTTTAGTGCATTAGCCATAACCATAAGTTCAACTAAAACAATACGTTCCATTTCACCAGCCCTACCTCTAACAAGAATAGTATGATCTAGCATAACAACTACACCTCTATCTTTATTTTCTTCTTGGGTCGCGAAATGTTCTATAGTATTTTTAATTAGTTCTACATTACCTGGCATTTCTACATACCAAATAGGATATTGGGTTATTTCTTTACTTGTTGATAATACTTTATAATAAGCAGCATCTGATAAAGTGTAACCTTCTATACCACTGTGTAGTTTTCTTGTCGTTGTATTTAGTGCGCTTGAAAATTTACGACTCACTAATTGACGAGCTAGCATCTCGAAATTAAATGATAATACTGCAAACTTTTCTTCTGTATTTAATTGAAATAATTCTGTTTCTAATTGATTTATAATAGCAGTTTTACCACTACCAGACATACCCGCTATAGTATGTATAGTGTTCCACTCTATTCCATCCATGCTAACATGATTATATTTAGCCCATGGAGTTCTTAAGGATTTAATTAATCCTTTTCTTCTGTCATCAATATACTGTACAGCATCAAATGCTGCTTTCTTTATACTTGTATATTGCAATCTTGGTTTATTTATTTGTGTCATATTAAATCTTCTCCGTATTTAGTGTCACCGCTAGTAGATGTATTAACTTCAGCCTCAAGAAAACTAGCATAAGCATCCCAAGCATTTTTATTTAAATAAGTTTCTAAAGCGTGCATATATGGCATATTACCACCACGCGTTCTTAATTCAACTTCTTTCTTTAAACAAGCAAGAATATAAGTATGAGTTAAAGGATTACCTTTTACAATCCTATCATATTTTTGTTTACATACAATAGCACTTTTAGCAGATATACTAGAAGGTCTTAATACTCTTACTGATCTACCATTGTATACTTTAACAGGATACGCAGCAAATAGTTCAGTAAAATAAGATTCTTCTACTCCTAATAATTTTCTCACCTTATCTCTTGCAAGAGTTATGCAAGTTAAAGGATTTTGTGGATCGCAAGATAATATATATCCTTGATCCACTAACCCTTGAACTTCCTTTTTAGCAAAACCATAAAGATTTACATATTTCACGAATAAATCAACATTGTTTTCAAATAGTAAATTTAACATTACATATTGAGACGCAGTTAGTTTGTTCTTGATCAATCCAAGAACATTGATTTCTATATTCATATCGGGAAATTTTTGAATGATAAAGATAATTAATTTATAGTTTATAGACAACTTTTTTAACAGGTTTTTTTACTTTTTTATAACCTGTAATGATCTGACTACCAATGAGATACACTTTCTTTTTAAGTAATCTTCCTTTGTATTCATAATAGTCTTCTATTGCTTCATAGGGTACACCATTGATACCTTCATCCCATATTTTAGCCATCTTTATCGAGTATTAATTTTTTTAAATCTAACACATCTTCTAACTTGAAACGTGTTGTAAGAGCTTCGGTCATATTTACTGTATCGGTAGACCATTCATAGACATTACCTGCATATACCAAGCAATAAGCTGGTACAACTATAGTATCTTCTATAAATGCTTTACCTTTATCGGTTACTCTCCAATGACCATTTTTATCAGGATTAGACTCTATAAACTTCCATTTTTCTAAATAGGTATAGTCCATAGCAGTAGCTCTTAATCCTAAGAGAGTAAATTCATTTTGTACGTGCATATATATGCCTGTACTTTGTGTTCTAGAGTATATTATTGCTAATGCTCTACACATATTAGAATTCAACTTCCGTTTATAAGCCTTAACCAACTGTCCACAAGCGGGACAGTTAGTTCCAGACTCATAATGTTTACGAAGGTGATCCTTGACTTCAAGAATTGTTTTCATATTCATTAATATTTAAAAGTTCAACATTATAATCCTCTTGAGAGGAAGCTATCCACTTCTCCTCTTGACTATTTTCAACATAGATACGATAGATCAGAGCCTGCTTGCCATCTTCCCAACGAACAGTACGGCCTATTCGCTGTATCATATCTTTTGTTTTGCTTGTTCCACTGGCTATAATAGCCATAGAAATATCAGGTACATTCATACCTTCGTTCAAAGCCTTAGCTGTAGATATTCGTGTTATTGAATTCCCGCTCTTCAATAAATCTAAGTTTTCAGTTCGTTTCTTTTTAGAAACTTTACTATGAAAACTTACACAATTATCTAATTCATCTGTGACTTTGTCAGCAAATTCAATAGTCTGAGAAAATATAATAGCTTTTCTCTCAAGATTCATATTTGATATTAAATTAACTGCATCTAACTTAGCGCTAGCATTATATAATATGCTTTTACGTTTAGCCATTGCAGCATTACACATATAAGGATAAGAAGAATTAGTATTATCTAATATTTCTCCTTTACCTCTTAAAAATGTGTCATATTTGGATGGATTCATACATGCAAACATAGTTTTTAAATCTTTATTAAAATAAGGAAATAAAGAGTTAAAAGTTCTATCTGCTTTTGTATATTCAGATAATTCAGAAGTTGTTAACTTAATTGGCACATTATATATCTTGAAAGGACTAATCAATCCAAGATCTTGTGCTTCGTTAGTTGTAACACTGTGAATAACAGGACATATACCTGATAAAATACGTAATTTTATCTTATCTACATAAGCGGTAAGTCCTAGTATTTTCTGATATCTATTGTTAACAAAAAAATTAACAAACTTTGGGCTCATATAATTATGAACCTCATCAGCTATTATTAAATTGAATGTATGTCCCACCCATTTATATGCAGTTTGTATGCATACACATTTAACACATTGTTCGAAGACATCTCCCTGTCCCCATTTATAAAATTCATCTTTCCATGATCTATCTCTAATAGTTTCAGTAGGAGTTAATATTAATATCCTAGCTTCCATATCAGTTAATTTGGCGATGTAAGCTGCGGCCAGCACACCACAACGTGTTTTACCGGTTCCGGTAGCATATTGTAGGGTCCCCCTGCCATGCCACGGCTTACTCCACCATTTATTTAGACCTTGTCTTTGAATTTTATCTTTTGATTTAGATATATTATTCATTATTTACTCCATTTTTTAGTTATTGTATAATCTACTGTCATATCAAAGCCTTTAATGATCATTGCTCCCGCTTCTTTCATTAGCTTACATTGTAATTTAGCCCATTCTTCAGCAAAATCATCTCTTACTTCTACACCTATTTCATCATGTACTTGTGTTACTATATAACATGGTAAATTAAACTTTTTAATATGTTCTCTAATGAGAATCATAGATTGTTTAATCATGTCTGCACCAGTACCTTGAATAGGAGTATTTTTAGAAGCACGCTCAATAGCACCCTTAGTTTTAAAGTCTTGAGGAGCATAGGCTATACCTTTATACCATCCAGGAAACCATCTAATCCTTCTAAAAGGTTTAAATGTCCTAATATGTCCATAGTCTACACCATACTTTCCTAATTTATTTAAAAATGCTTTAATATTTGGAAAAGCGCTAAAGTATTTTTTTATAAGTAAATCAGCCTCATCTACACTAATATTTAATGTATCAGATAGTTTAAATTTACTCATACCATAAGCTAATCCAAAATTAATAGTCTTAATCATAGTTCTTAAAGCTTTCTTATCACCAGTATGCCATTTGTCACCAAATACTAACTCTGCACAGACTGAATGTAGATCTTCATTATTCTTTCTACATTTAATCCATACTGGGTCTTGAGAACCATAAGCTATAATAGCTAACTCCTGTCCACTGTAATCAACAGATACAATACTGTATCCTTCTCTTGCAGTAAAACAATTCCGAAACTCATTCCTGGCTGGAATGTTTTGCATATTAGGCTTACGATCCTCTTTAGACCCACTAGACACACGTCCAGTATTTAGTACTTGCCAAAAGCTGGTTCTAACCTTACCATCTTTCATTATGTACTTTAAAAAGGATTTACCATATGTACTAGAGATTTTTTGTTTCTCTTTATATTGTAAATACTTGGTAACCAAGGGTTTATCTTTATATTTATACAATTCAAAAGCATTAACTTTATCTAAATTTATATTTAAATAAGAGTTCATAACTTTCTTTACTTGGATAGGAGAGGACCACTTAACGCTTACTTTTCTCAGTTCATCTGCTGGTGTAAACATATTGAGCTGCACATAATCATTAATGAAATCTTTCATATTGTTAACTATGATTTCATCGTCTAATTTTAAAGCCAGTTCTTGCACCAAACCCTCATTGTTGTCTGCGTTAGCAAGCCAAGATTCTTGATCAAAACATAGTCCATTGTATTCTATGTCAGCAAATGCTAGAGATGCTTTGGTTTCAAGTAGCAGTAGAGCATACAAATCTAACTTTTGTATCTCTTTTAACTGTATATCCATTATTTTTAATAAAAACTGGACATCTTGTGCGCCATAACATATTTGCTCAGATGTAAAAGGTCTCCCTTCTAATCTAATGAATTTATTTCGAATCTCTTTGTTAAGTGATATCTCCAAATATCTTTGAGTTAAACTATTGAGGCTATAACCCCACTTATCTTTTCCACAATGTAATATACATTCAGCCAACATGGTGTCATATATATTATTTACTTCTATGTTATAGTTTGATTTAATAAATTTATAATCAAATTTAACATTATGAAATATTTTAGTTGCAGATCCTTCTAGATAAGCTCGTAATGGTTCAATAGATACAGTTCTTGTGTCTATAACATATTGAACATCAGCTGTTCCAATTTGAAACATAACTATTTTCTTACGAGTGAAGTCTTTACCATCAGTTTCTGTATCTACCCCAACGACTTCTTGTTTGGATATATACTCAACACACTCATCTATTGTCCCTAACTCAAAAGGACAAAAAGATGCATTATCTAACGGGTGTTGATCCGTTATTAATATTATTTTACTCATATCATTATTATTACTTCTGCGCTATGCGCATGCTGGTTTATATTATTTAATAAATTAAATCCTCCGCTTCTTTATGATTATTTATATTATTATTAAGACCAAAGTCTTCAATATAACTAATAACGGATTCTACATAATCTGTTTTATATTCTACTTTTTGGAATGTAATAGTATCATTGTTATTATCTATTGCTTCTTTATGCAATTTTTTCATCTCTGTTAGATCCTCTTGATCTAATAAAGAACACCATTTCATATAACTCATGATACTATTCATCCTTTAAATTACCTGTAAACATCTGCCAAACAGTATACAGCATTACAGCGGTCATTATAACCATTATTATTTTTCCAATCATTTTAATCTTTTATAAATTATTAACTATTGCCTACAGTTTCTGATTAATTTATGATTGTCATGTAAAAAATGTTAAGATGCTAGGAGTCGAACCTAAAAACACAGTCATGTTTCGAGTAACTAGCACACTCTCTCAATGTATTCATCAAACATATTCCAACAATGTCATCTATAACATTTACTTGGTGCTGATGTGTATATCTATTACTTTAAAGGGCCATGAATAGTTTTAATATATGTTCCTAGTCTATGACTATCCCACACTATTCTTCCTTTTGTATGTAATTTTGTTCTCCATTTTATTTCTTTCATGCGATCTTTATAGTCTTCTCTAGACTCATCTGGTTCACGCTTTCCATTGATATTTATATTATAAAATGCACTCATTTATTTAAATTTTTATTTATAAAATTATTTACTAATATACATAAATAAAAGCCTACCGCTAGCCCTGCAAGGAAACTTATTATGGCTATTTCTGTCATATTGTTCCTATTATTAAGCATGTAATGGCTGCTTTTAAACTTGTTGATCGTGTTTCTATTACATTAATATCATCTTTACTTGCTGTTTCTTTAATACTATTTAATAAAGCTTCTAACTCTACTAATTTAGCGTCTAATACCTGAACAGCATACGGTACTTCAGTCTTCCTTTTACTAGGATTCATGCTTAAATTCATAAGATATTCATATTTCTTATTAATTTCCTCATTTATATCTATTTTCATAATTATTTAACATTAGTTTAACATTCCTTTAACATTAGATATGTATATTGTACTCAATGAGAATAGACATATCTAAATATATATACATTATCATAATGATAATAGTATTTGCTTTAAGCGTATAAGCCTAGTGATACTTTCAATAATAATGGGTTTAACACATTGTGTTAGTCATCCTTATAGGTGACATACCCGCGATAAGCTGGCCGGCCTATCTTTATTATCTAATAATATCACTGGCTCATACATAAACACTGACAAGATCAGAGCAGTCCAGAGTCCGCACGCTAATGTACCGTAAATTACATGATAACTATCATAGCCTGGGTTATCCAAACTAAGTTTTATTCAATATAATTTTTCTCGATCATTAGATTAGCAAACAACGTGATGTCTATCATAAATACCCATTCGGATAAATAGGATAAACACACTATCTGGTGACGTGCTTTACAAGACCCGTGTACACTCATGTGTGTGGTGTATGAAGATTTAATTTCATACCTAATGCAGCCTCACGGCTCAACACTTGTCATTGTTTATATTATAAGAGAGAGAGCTAGGTTGATTAGCCTTATTACCCCCAGCTTCATTTTCACTAACTCACTCTCTTTATTTTTTAATAAAACTACATGAACAGGACATGATATCCATATTCACACAAAGTATAACAGGGTAGTTAATAATTAAGATATTAACCTGCTCATGTAGTTATTTAAATATTAGTGGGGTTTAATGAGGATACAAAAAGAGGCTGATATACACAGTTATGAGTTTAGAAGCCAAAAACATCCTGACATAATATTACTAATACATCTGCCCCACTAATATGATTAATAGTCTTTATATCTGCTAGTAGAGAAGAATATCCCCACTCCTCTTCCACAATCTTTTCTTATTTCATTTATTATTAAAGCAAAACAAATACCTATTCCCATAGATATCTGTAAAGCTATTAGATCTAACATTATAATGTTAAATAATTTGCCTTGCATTATGAAATAAGGTAATACAAAGAACATAAAGACTGCTCCTATCATAAAAGCCATCTTTATAAAGGTTTCCATACAAAAATACAATGATTTCTTCATTTTTAAATATTTTAATAGTTAGTACTTTAGCTATAAATATAACTAACAAGTAATGAACGGTAGCTATAGCGTCCATTACTTGTCAATCATACATCCAGCAAGATTATAGTCTAGTATTTAGAATGTCATCAAATGCTTTCTCCGATGTAGCATTTGTTCCAACAGTCATAGCAACTTCTTTCATCTCAGGTATTAATGTATGAGATACAGTTCCAATTACTTCTCCTGTTTTAGTGTTAAGTGTTTCCATATTAACCTTAACATTACTAAATATCATTGCTTTAGTGCCATTATTGTCACCATAAATGATAGGACCATCTTTACCAGCTCTTTTACACCTGTTTTCAGGGTCTTGAGCTTGATAACTATCCATCTCAAATGTTTCTAAGATTTCTAGTTTAAAGTTATGTTGGTTATCACCCATTTTTAGATGAGCATTCTTTGCACCTACAAATAAGCCTTCACCTATTTGTAATTTGTCAATATCCTCTTGTTTTAATGTAATACCACTGTTTTTAGCAATTTCAGTTAATTGTTTAGCTGTAGACAGTACCCACGCACGTCTTGCACCACGTTTAAATCGACTATCGTCTAAATTTAATAGCTGTAATGCACTATTGCCATTATTGTTGCTTACATTCATTATTTCACCAAAGTTACCTTGGTATTGAGGCTGTCCAGTATCTACACCATCTTTGTGTACATTTCTTACTCGCTGAACTGCCAATAGTGCACATTCTCCTACATTCATAGTAGTTGTGAACTGATTGATTCTATTTTTTAAGTCTTCCATAGTGACTGTTGCACGGTTATAACATTGTGCTCGTCGTTTTTGTAGATTACTATACTTTCGCTATATATATATTAATACTATAGTAATCAGGGTTATGTTTAAATTGATTAAAATGTGGGTCTATACATAGACTACTGTAAGAGAATACATTTACTTTCGTAATTATGCTTTCACTCTATTGGTTAGATTTGTTTTAATGAGACAATCAGGAATATAATTCTCTGTATTCTCTCTTTAGTAGTTATGTTTATTCCCAACTTTAGTAAAGGTCCTTGATCTATAAAAAAAAAGACTAATTAATCAAATGTTACATTCATATGAGGGTATAATTAATTAGTCGTCTCTAACCAAAGAGTTTTAGATTGAGCCAGAAACAGACATTAGAAGCCTGTTTCATAGCTATCTTTATCAGCATAAAGTTCTTCAATAAGATCTTCATAAGTTAATTCTTTATCATTCATGATCAGTTAGATATTAGTTACCAAAGTTTAGTGAAGGTCATGGATCTAATAAAAAAAACACAATGAAACCCCTAAGGGCCTGCACTGAGTAAGAGAGTGTGCAGGAACTCCCCAAGCTATTGTCTTGCTGGACTGTTGCTTGCTACTCTAACGCTTACTTGAGGATCACATAGCCCTTATCAGCCATGATCTTCATGATAGCCTCATGCACCTCTTTAGTGTACATGATGAACTCAGTCTTGTTAGCAACTGTGATCTCACCTGTTGTTGTATCAACATTGGTTACTTCACTTGATTGCTCAAGAACTAAGATCTCACCACCACCATTCTCAGCCTTACGTGTGTAAGGACCACGAACTGTAGTGAAAGCGTTAGATGGAAGATTAGTATCTTTCATATCTAATATTAGTGAAGGTGATAGATCTATTTTCGACCCACGGGGGGTTTGATTGCGCGTTGGGCCCGGGGGGAGTTTTCAATAATGGTCTGCATCTACGAATACTTACCATGAAAAAAATATTATAGAAAATTATTTTTTTTAATTTATTTTATTATATTTGAAATCTAATAACTAATAAACTATAGCGAAATGAATTTTATAAATAGTTGGAGAAAAGGAAATAAAAAGAATAAGATAGATATATCATTAAGATTTGGAACATTAACTATTCTGGAATTTTATATGTGTTTTTCATCAATGTGTGAAAAAGATTGTAAATGTCCAAAAGCAAGACTAATGTTATTTAATTTTGGAATAGAGATATAAAAATATGATTAATGGAAAGCTTACATGAAAAAAGAAAAAAGAGAAGAGAGGCTTGGGAGAAATTAACTGACAAGCAAAAAAAAGATCACGATAAAGATTTTTATCAATGTACTCATACAGAATTTAAAGCTGCTTCTTTTGTAGATAGAAGTGAAGCTTTAAAAATATTTACTGATAATAAATTTAAAGCGGAGTATACTAATTTAATAAAAGATGGTACAAATAGATGGATGTGGACAGTTAGAGATAAGGATTATAATAAGATAGGATTTATATTAGGTACACCTAGTAAAGATCAAAAACAAGGTAATCATGCACATAATGATCCATTTAAATCAGAGTTTGATTATATGGAGATTAATAAACATGAAAGTATAGCGGGTTAGAGTAGTGGTTACTCACGGGTTTCATTAGCCCGTCTAGGTTGGTTCGATTCCAGCACCCGCAACTAGAGTTAATAATAAATAAAAAAATAATAATGGCAAGAACAGAATTTAGTATATTAAATGAGTCTGTACGTTTAAACGATAAGAAAGAGTTTGGTCAGGGTGTAGTAACATACATTA